TCACGCAGTCAATGATCTGAGAATTTGCAGGAATAACAACGTCAGTTACAGACGCAGCTAAAGCGCCGCCGGAAAGATCTGCCGCAAATGTCTGAGACATAACAACCTGACCGACGTTAGAAATGTTTGAGCCTAAAGTCGTGCCTGTTGTGTTCTTGATAGTCCCAGCTTTAATAGGACCAGAGAAAGTAGTAGTAGCCATGTCTATCTCCTGTCGTGGCTAGTGTCAGATCCACTCTGGACCTGTCAGGATACAAACAGGATACACGAAAAAAGACGGAGCCGCAAATTCTACGGCTCCAAGTTTGGGAGGAAACTACATGTGTAAGGTAGAACTACTATAACAGAAAAAAGGGCGGCTCGAAAGCCGCCCTTTCGCCCAGTTGGAGGACTAGGATTCTTATGCGCCCGGCGAACCAAATACGCAACGCGGATCGGAGAAGCCGAAGCTGTAACGCTCACGAGCCTTGAAACGCATGTTGCCGGTGTCGAAGTCTGCTTCCATCTGAGTGGAAAGCGGTAGACGCTCAAAGTGTACAAAGCCACGAGGCGCATCGGTAAGGATGAAGAACGCATCCGTGTCCGTAAGGAAGTCGTTGACGTGGTAACCGTCAGGCAACATCCCCATGGAACGAAGTGCATTTACATCGTTATCCGCAGTACCCACACGCAGGTTAGAAACCATCAGACGCTCTGCAACGAACTGAAGCTGACGAGGTATGATCAGCTTCATGCCGCGAAGGGCGACTTTCAGGCCACGCTCATCAACGAAACCAGCGATGCTGATCAGAGCGTCCTCAAGTGAGGTCTCGTTCAGATCTGCGGCTGTGCCTGGCTCGTTAGCAAACGTGCTACCGTTTGTAAGCGGGTGTGATGCGTCACAAAGTGCAACACCGTCACCGCCGGCAGACGCACCAGCCGTAAACGCATTATTGAGAATGCTAGCTGCTTTGACCTGCTTCGTGTGTGCCATTGAACGAGCAAGAGCACGAGTGTAGCGAGAGGAGAGACGATCATAGAGATTGTCTTCCACAGCTTCTTCCGTGATCGAAAATGCCAGTGCAATGGTTTCGTGGTTGTACCGAGCTGTGAATGCTTCGTTGGCATCATCAAAAGTGATGGCGGAACCTTCCGACTTAGTCGGAGCGGCGCCAAAGCCACTCAACATCACTTCCTCCTCAAATGCTCGATCTGAGGACTCGGTAGTGTAGATTTCTGCGTGCTGGTTCTCGTACCTGTCGTACTCCATTCCAAATAGAGCATTGAGGCCTGGTTCCAGTTCTTTCGCTAGTTGTGCGCGAGAAATAGCCATTGATCAGCCTCCTTATACGCCCGTCGTAGAAACAGTACCCTGTGCAATGCTACCGTTAGCAGCATTGAAGTGGTTGTTTATACGAACGATTAATGGGATACCAGCAGCACTAAAGTCTGCATTTTCTGGGTCATCAAGAATACCCATAATACGCAGAGCATGTGTATTGGTAGTAGCAACAGTATTCAGATCCGCAGTCGCAGAGGAAATACCTGTTGTGGTAGAACCGCTGTTACCTGTTGCAAGCTGAATGTTTGCAAACACCGCTGTACGAAGTTCTGCTTCAGTGTCGTTAGAACCTTGTACGTTAGATGTTGCAACCGTAAACAGCATTGCTGGATCGTCATACAAAAAGGCTTTGACGGGGTAATTCGCATCCGCGCCAGAACCAGGCCAGAAGTTAGAGAAAATTGTTTCTCCAGTGGTTGAACTGACATATTCGCATCCGTTGAACACACCCACGATTGAAACCGTACCACCAGCGGCGGCTTGCAGGTCATCAATCACTCCAGCGGCAAGCGGTATTACAGGCATGCCTTGGAAGATTGGGTTGGAGTTGTTAGATGCAATGCGATACTCAGTTGTACCCATGGAGGCTGGGGCGGACCCTAGCATGCCGTATGGTTTTAGACCAAAGGCTCCATTTGCATTTGCCATGAGAATAACTCCTTCTCACTATGAATCAGAGTCGCCTTTGCGACCTCCGAAGGTTACACGACTTTGCCTATCATTAGTAATAGGCATCGAAGGATGCTGCTCCTTCATTAAGTCCTGATCCACAGCAGTGATTTGTTCGCGTGTCCGATCACGGTAATATTCGGTTCTTTCCTGCGCTGTCTCTTCAGGTATACGGGCTAACATCAACCCACCGTTACCAATTACACCGGCATGTGTGCCTTCATCAAGAACCGCATAATCACGGCCAGGATACTCGTCAGCTCTGACTGGTTCCCATCCCTCACGAAGTTTCGCGTGGACGTTCATCTTGTCGTCGTCGCCTCTGAGTGCTGTCCTGATCCAACGATGGCGATACCCATCGGGCGGTGTCGGTGCATCTAGTCGGCTGGGCGGTGCCCATGGTTTTCTGCGCGTTTGCTTTTCGCGTGTTTCTGTAGACCGTGGTTGTCTTGTATCACTCATAACTTAGTCCTTTACATACTTAGCGTATTCTTCCAAAGGAACTCCAAGTTTTTTAGCCATTGCTATCTGTGATGGTGACAACTTGACAGTCCTGCGCCCCTGCTTGTTGCTGCGGGATGCGGAAGTAGAAGCCGAGGCGACCCTTGTACTTCCCCCGTTCTGTTTGGCCCCCAACTCGTTTGGAAAACGAGATTTAAGACGAGAGTCCAATTCATTGTAGTAGTCATCGCCAGATGGGTCAAACCCTTCTTCGTTGACTAAGTTATTATGAATTACAAACGCGGCCTGTGTCATGATCTCGTCATCACCAAACCATTCGTTTGTTTCTGCCCACTTCTGTGCTCGTGGATCTGGCTGTGCCTGTTGTGGCTGTGCCTGTGTCTCCTGCGGAACCTCAACAGGTTGTGCCTGTTGCTCTTGGCGCTGTTTAGCAAGTCTATAGCGTTCTTGCTCAATGGCGATATGCGACAGCGCCTGTTGAGAATTGAACAAGGCATCCGCGTCACCGCGCTCATGAGCGTCCGTATACGCACGCTTGGCTTGTTCTAGCTGAGAATCCAAACGAGTGCCGTACTCACTGAGGTAGCCTTGATCAAGGTTACTGAGTTTGGTCTTGAGTTGTTCATTCTCTTGCTTCAAGACATCCGCAAGTCGCGCAGCTTCTTCCTTGTCGCGCTCGGCATAGCGGTACTTCTCAGTCAGCTTCTTGATGCGCTTCTGAACACCCTTACTGTAATTGTCTAATTCATCCTCGGACGCTTCGGCAGGCTCTTCAGTTTGAACCTCAACACGCTCTTCTTCAGCGTTAACCGTCTTCTTATCGTCCTCAAGCGTTACTTCAACGCTCTCTTCTTCAATTGCTTGAGCCTCTGCCATCTCCGTCTCCTTAGACATGCTTCACATCATCGGGTTCAAGAAGGGTAGCAATCACTTCGTCATCATTTATGACGCGAACCTCTCCACCTTCGATCTTGAACCTAGACCCTGCATAACGACCAATGCACACCCACTGACCTTCCTGACACCATGGCTCTGGGTTATCGCCAAACTTGTTGGGATCTTGGTAAGCCAACGGCCCTAGCTTCAGTACATAAGCTACTACCGTAGCTAGTGCCTCACGCTCACGGGCTTGATCAGGAATAAGAATGCCACCATCGGTCTTTGCCTTGCCTTGATACGGCATAACAAGAAGTCGCCAACCCGTAGGTTGCGGCAAGCGTTCTTTCAGGGATTTGTCGATGAGACCGGGGTCTAAGACTCGCTGGTCTGCCTCTACATAAGCAGAATCTGCGGTAACGGGATCTTTTGCTTTTGATCTGGCAACATGATCAGGAACGTATAATGTCTTCGCCATCGTCTAAGTTTCTCTCCAGCAGGGTTTTAATTTCTTCCTTGGCGTAGACAAGTCCCTGTACTTCTCCCACCAACCGCTGGTACTGCTCAAAGTTCTGAACACCACCAGATGTTAACATGTCAGCGATTTGCTCCTCTCGCTGACTCAACAAGCTATAAACATATTTTGCGAAGTCTGCAACATCCATCGGACAATTAATATGTACCGCTAAAGTTTTTGCCTGTTACCGCCGCACCACAACCACGAGCCATATCATCTGCTTTTACGCTCATTCCCTTACGAAATGTCTTAACAGACTTGTCCAGACGCTTGGTGTCTCGCTCTTTGAACAGATCAGATTTTGCAATTTCTGCGGCGTCGTCATCACCAAACTCTGCTAGTTCTTGTAACTCAATGATCCTCGGCTCTGTAGAAGTAACCTCGCCGCCCTCATTGAACTTAACTATGCCGCCATCGGCTTTACGAAGCTCTTCAAAGTCCTCACCGGTGATCTTATCGCGAGGCTCTGCTACACGGGCAATCTTCATCTGCTTTTTTGTCAGTGGCATGGCGCCCTCCTACTTCTTTCCAAAGAACTTCGTTGCTGATCTAACGCCAAAGCTGGCCGCTACAATCACACCCAGTGTATACTGATACCAGTCCGGCATCACCTCCAAAGCTGCAAAACCCTCTGCAACAATGGTTCTGCCCCACTCACCAGCAAAGGCCAGTATTAGCGGAATCGAGAACAAGATCGTTAGCCACTCGTCCTTCCAAGACGATTGACTGCCCTTCGCCATCAGCTTTTCCCAATCAGCCGTTGACGTAGCAGCAGATACCATCACCTTGGCTTCAGCTTCCGCCTTTGCCTTGGCAACCGCAGATTTGCCGCGTTGCTCTTCCGTTTTAGAGTCCATCCATGACCCAATTAGGCCGGATACAGGACCAATAAGTGCTTGTAACATCAATACACCTTTACCTGATCTGAGTTGACCTGTCTAGGAATACAGTACGCCGTAACTCGATCCTTGGGATCTAGCAGGTCTGAATGTCTATAATTTCCATACCTTTTGGAGACTTGATTCGCAAAATAGTTACATTCAGTGATTGAATAGAAATACATGTTTCCACTCTCTAGCTTACGGAACTCTCCTGTGCCCAAGTATACCAGCAACAAAAAGGCGTCTATCATTTACGGCTCATCCACGCTGTGGTGCCCATATACGCTCCAACGACACCGGCGCCGCTAATATAAAATAGATTGCTTATTTCACTAAGCGCCTCAATACGTTCAACAGATACCCATGGCGTAAACATGGCGGCAGTAAACAGCCCCATGCCAATCAAAGTGTATCTCGCCATCCGCAGTTGAGCTAAACTTTTTCTCAAGTCGCGCTCTGTCTCTCGTATTTCCTTGGCGTGTTCTAATTCTTCGTCCGTGATTTCGCCATCGCCGTCCAGATCATACTCGGCATACTCGGTGTCCTTCTGAAACTTCTTAACCATTCTCCCTCCTTTTGACGTACAGCCAAGCAAGAAAGACGAGGAACGCTCCAACCAACGTAATTAAAAGTATAATGCAGGTTACTTCAACGAACTTCCGCCGCCGCTCTCGTTGCCGATACAACGTCTCCTGACGTTGCTTGCGAA